GTGACCCCACCCAGGGTTCGAATCCCTGTCTCTCCGCCACTTGCCCTCGCGAAAGCGTTCTCCCGATCCGGCTGCGGCCGGAATTTTCCGTTATATTCGAGGGTTATGCGGGAGGGGTTGTTGACCGACTCCGGTGCTAGGAGGCCCGGAAGCGGTCTCTCGGGGCAGATATTCTCCGGACCTGTTGACTGGTCCTAAGAAGGTTCAGTTCGCTCAACGCATTGAAATAATGTGATATTCGGCGGCGCAAAGCTGTTGACTACGAAGACAGGGGCATCTGGCCGAGATGGAGCGGAAATCGAACCTTCGCCAGCTCGGGAGGCTGGCGGGCTTTGCACGCATAACGCTCAAGGAGCCGCAATTTCGCCGGGGAGCGGAGCACCTCTGCCGTTGTCAATCGCGATAGCTGCGGATCGCCTCCTTGTCGAGGTCGCCGGCAGGGACCAGGCGGTAGTGGCGTTCCTCGACGACTTTCACTTCGTCGCCGTCGAGCGCCAGTTCGAACATCGCGACGACCTGATCCTCCATGAACTGCGCAGCGATCGCGCGACAGCGCAAGCCCGGGAAGCGCTGCTCGACGAAGCGGATGTCCTGCGTCGTCTGGACGATGCCGATCTGGTCCTTCCCGCCCTTGGCCTGGACCGGGATCACGTAATGGCTGCCCCGCTTGTCGAGCCCGATGTAAAGCTCGTCGATTTCGATCTGGCCGATCCCCTTCACCGTGGTGCGCAGGTGGTTCTGCAAGCTGTAGGTGGTCAGCCCCAGAAAGGTGTCGATCAGCCGGTTGTAGCGGACGATGGCGAGCAGCGCCTGTTCGTCGTCCAGCGCATAGGCCCGGATCAGTTCCGGCGTCGCATCCGGGATGGCGATCCGGACCAAGTCGGGCCGCGGCAGGATGCGATTGATGCGGACGAGCTTGAAGCGATAGGCGGCCTTGCCGGCGCCTTCGATGATCCATTCCATCCCGGCGGGTTGCGTCGCGAGGATGTCGTCCGGCAACGCGGTGCGGAACCGGAAGGAATAGATCACGTCGCCGAGGTTTTTCGGCAACCGGATGCCGAGTTCGGACGCGCTGCTTTCCAGCGCCTCGCGCTCGAACTCGAAGGCCGTTGCCCCCTGCGCGTAGCGATCGAAGAAAATCTTCGAGATCAACGCCTGATAGCGGCTCGATTTCTCAGCCATTGGCCGCCCGCAATGCAACGAGTTCCGCCTCGATCTCGGCCTGCTTGCGCTTTCTGGCGCCGCTCTTGCGGTCGCGACCGGACTTCGGCGGAGCGACGCCGAAATGCGCCGCAGCCGTGCCGACATCCATGTACAGCAGCGCCTCGTCGCCGAGCGGGATCGCCTCGGTCGGCCGCTGCGGCTCGACCCCGAGGGCAGCGATAACCTGCGACGCCACCGCGCGGGCGAGCGGCGGCGGGACGGCGTTGCCGATCTGCCGGGCGCCGTGCCACTTGGTGGCGTTGAAGCGGAACCAATCGGGGAAGCCGTGTAGCCTGGCCATTTCCCGCACGGTTACGCACCGGTTCAGCCGATGATGTATCGGTCGCGGGCTGGTGAAGGCTCCCCGCGCCCCATCGGTTCCTGCCCGCAGCGTGTTCGACACACCGCCGGCGGGCAGCTTGAACAGGCGGCTGATCGGTTCGACCCGGCCGCCTTCCGTTTCCGAGAACCGGCGGCGGGAGATTTCGGTGTGTTCGGTCCGCGCGCTCGACGTCAGCCGACCGGCATCCCAGAGCCGTGGGTGGGCGAAATGCCAAGCATCGTTCGTCATGCATCGCATTTCCGCCGCAAAGGGGGAAGGACTGCCGAAGGCGGAGGTCGCAACGGCGTCTCCGTGCAGCAAATCTTCGAACGCCTCCGCATCCGGCAAATCGTCCAGCGCGTCCGCACAGGTCGGACCCGACGGTAGTTCGCGGCCGTTCTTGCGACCCGGAATTTGGGTCGTTTCGCCCGGATAGTCGGGCAAGGCGTGCCCCTTCTTGGCGCCGAACAGGATCAGCCTTTCCCGAGACTGCGGCGTGCCGAAGTTGCCGGCATTCAGCACTTTCCAGGGAAGGCGAACCGAATAGCCCTTTTCGCCGAAAGCCGCGACCAGTTCGTGAAGGAATTCCTTGTGCGAGCCGACGGTAAGTCCCTTGACGTTCTCGAATACGAACGTCCGCGCATCGAGTTCCGAGACGATCCGCACGAATTCCAGAACCAGCCGATTGCGCGGATCGTCGAGCACGCGATGTCCGATCAGCGAAAACCCCTGACAGGGCGCGCCGCCGAAAACGCAATCGACGGGACGATTGCCGATTCCCGCCGCAATGCGGATTTCTCTGCCCGACAAGCCCTCGACCGATTTCGGGACAATGGCAGTGCGCGGGAAATTGAATTTATGGACGGCGCAATGCACCGGATCGATCTCGACCGCCGCCGCGACGTCGAATCCTGCCTGTTCGAATCCCAGGCTCATTCCTCCGGCGCCGGCGAACAAGTCTACTCCGATCGGTCTCATGCCAAATCCGTCTCCTCGAGCACTTTCAGAATGTCTATACAGAGGCCTGGTCCGGTTGTCGATCGGATTCTTTCCCGCGCAGGAACGCTTCGAGCCGCGCGACGACGTCCTCGGCGCGCCCGATCTCGCACTGCCAGACTGTCAGGACGCGCCAACCTGCCGCTTCGAGTGCCGCACGCTTGGCTGCGTCCCTTTCCCGGTTCGCTGCGATCTTAGGCACCCAATACTCCGTGCGCGACTTGGGTAGACGCCCTTTGGCGCAGCCGTGACCGTGCCAGAAACAGCCGTGCACGAAGACGGCGGCGCGATGCTTCGGAAAGACGATATCGGGCGTGCCCGGCAAATCGCGACGGTGTAGCCTGAATCGCAGGCCGGCAGCATGCGCCGCCTTGCGGACCGCGCGTTCCGGCGCAGTGTTCTTTCCGCCGACTTTGGACATGAGTCGCGAGCGTGCTTCGACGCTCAGTCTGTCCGCCATGGCCTCCTCCGAACTCACGCCAATAGGAAGAACTTTGCAGGAACAAGCGGCGGGAGTCCAGACTGCACCGGGCGCCAACCCGCCTCAGCGGCTCTGTTGCACAAAGGGCCTGAGGGGATTCATCTTGCGAATCCAGGATGGTAGCCGGGCGGCATGAGCCGACCGACGCCCCCGACCTACAAGACCCGGAACTGGCCAGCCTACAACGAGGCGCTGAAGCGCCGCGGGTCGCTCACGATCTGGTTCGACCCTGCGATGACCTGGGAGGCCACCCCCACGGGAAAGCGCGGGCGGCAGCCCAGCTACAGTGACGCCGCGATCCAGACCTGCCTGACGATGAAGGTGCTGTTCGGCATGGCGCTCCGGCAGACAACAGGCTTCGTTGAGAGCCTGCTCCGACTGATCGGGCTGGACTGGAAGGTGCCCGACTTCAGCACGTTGTGTCGTCGCCAGAAGGCGTTGAAGGTCAACATCCCCTATCGCGGCTCGCAAGGTCCGTTGCACCTCTTGGTCGACAGCACGGGGATCAAGGTCGCAGGTGAAGGGGAGTGGAACGCGCGCAAGCACGGCGGCCCGAAGCGCCGCATCTGGCGCAAGATCCACATCGGGATCGACGAGCACACATTGGAGGTCCGGGCCATCGAGGTCACCAGCAGCGACGTGGGTGACGCGCCCATGCTGCCCGAGCTGCTGGACCAGATCCCCGCCGATCAGGAGATCGCCAGCGTCACCGCCGATGGGGCCTACGACACCCGCAAGTGCCATGACGCCATCGCCGAGCGCGGGGCCGCTGCCGTCATACCCCCGCGCCGGAATGCCAAGCCGTGGAAAGCCGCTACGGCTGGAGCGGTCGCCCGCAACGAAGCGCTGCGGGCCTCAAGATACCTCGGCCGTGCGCTCTGGCGACGATGGAGCGGCTACCACCGCCGAAGCCGCGCGGAGACCAGGATGAATTGCGTGAAACTCTTGGGCCAGCGCCTCATGGCTCGCGACTTCGATCGCCAGGTCGCCGAGCTCCATGTCCGTGTGGCCGTCCTGAACGGCTACACCGCCCTCGGCACACCCGTCACCGAGGCCGTGGCATAGGGCTGCCCAGGGAAAGGGGAACTCCGGCCATCAGGCCATTTGCGCAACAGAGCCCTTCCTTGCTCGCGATTATATCGAAAGCGTTCCGCTCGACATCAACGCGCTCTCCTTCGCGGCCCGATACCAGGCTGGTGGATGACCGCTGGATCGCAGATCAGATCTGAGCACTCGCGAACCGCTTCAGCCCAGTTCTGTCGCTGCCCCTCCCACTCCTCCGGGAACCCGTCCATAAGCCTGGCCAAGGTCAACCCCGGCCCCTGCTTCCCGTCCAGGATCGCGTCGATGATGTCAGGCGCGAGCAGCGTGAGCCGCAGGACACGGGTCATGTAGGAGGGGGCGATGCCCTCGCGCTCGGCCAGTTCGGCGAAGGTGGCGAACGCGCCCGACTCGAGCATCCGCTTCCAGCGGAAGGCGCGGGCAAGGGCCTTGACCAGGGCATCGTCGGGGCGGCGCGGTGCGGACGCGCCGTCGGGGAGTGCGATTGCCTTTCGCCCGCCGCGCTTCACGATGCGGAACGGGACGTGGAGCGTGATGGCGTCGGCGGCGGGGCGGGTCATGCGGCTTCTCCGATTCCATCGGCCAGCATCTCGCGCGCGAGGTTGTCGAGGCCGTCGATGCGCAGCCGGACGTTCAGCCCGTCCAGGCCGATGTCCACCCGCTCGACCAGCAGCGCCACGATGCGGGCCTGTTCGGCGGGGAAGAGTTCGTCCCACAGCGGGTCGAGTTGCTGCAGAGCCCTGCGAACGTCGGCCTCGGTGATGTCTCTGGCGTGGGCGCGCGCTGCCTTCCACGTGCCCGCCACGATCTCGGGCTGGCGGAACACGGCGCGGAGCTGGTCGATGACGGCGGCCTCGATTTCACCCGCCGGCACGCGGCCCACCGGGCAGGATCCAGCGCCGTGTTTCAGCACGGTCTGGCTGACATAGTAGCGGTAGAGCCGGTCGCCCTTGCGCGTGTGGGTCGGTGAGAAGGCGGCGCCATCGGGGCCGAAGAGTCGCCCTTTCAGCAGCGCGGGCGTCTCGGCGCGGGTGCGGGCCGCGCGCTTGCGCGGGCTCTCCTGCAGGATGGCGTGGACGCGGTCCCACGTCTCGCGGTCGATGATGGCGTCGTGCTCGCCGGGGTAGCTGTCGCCCTTGTGAACCGCCTCGCCGATATAGGCGCGGTTGTTCAGCATCCGGTAGAGGTACTTCTTGTCGATCCGGTTGCCGCGCGGCGTCCGGGGGCCGCGCGTGCCAACCTCCCGCGCCAGTTCCGTGCAGGACCCGATCTCGAGGAAGCGGGCGAAGATCCAGCGCACATGCGCAGCGGTTTCTTCGTCGACCACCAGCTTCCGGTTCTCGACCCGATAGCCGTAGGGCGGCACCCCGCCCATCCACATGCCCTTCTTCCGACTGGCCGCGACCTTGTCGCGGATGCGCTCGGCCGTCACCTCGCGCTCGAACTGGGCGAAGCTGAGCAGGATGTTCAAAGTCAGCCGGCCCATGGAGGTGGTCGTGTTGAACGACTGCGTCACGGAGACGAAGGTCACGCCGTTGCGGTCGAGCACCTCGACGAGCTTGGCGAAGTCGGCGAGCGACCGGCTGAGGCGGTCGATCTTGTAGACCACGACCACGTCGATCAGCCCGTCCTCGATGTCCTCGAGCAGCCTCTTCAAGCCTGGGCGCTCGAGCGTGCCGCCCGAGATGCCGCCGTCGTCATACTGATCGCGGACCAGCACCCAGCCCTCTGAGCGCTGGCTGGCGATGTAGGCCTCGCAGGCCTCGCGCTGCGCATGCAGGCTGTTGAACTCCTGTTCCAGCCCTTCCTCGGAGGATTTCCGGGTGTAGATCGCGCAGCGCTGCTTCCGGATCATTCCTGATTTCGCAGGGGCCTTCGTCATGTCCGCGCCCTCCGGTTCTTCAGCCCGAAGAACACCCAACCGTTCCAGCGTGTGCGGGTGATGGCGCGGGCGATGGCCGAGAGCGACTTGTAGGGCCGACCCCGCCACTCGAAGCCGTCCGTGGTGACGGTGACGACGTGCTCGACGCCCTGCCATTCGCGGATCAGCCTTGTCCCGACGATGGGCATCGTATCGGCGCGGACGCGGCTCTTCTTGCGATCGCCGCCGTCGAGTTCCTCGCCCAGCCGCTCCAGTCGCCGGACGGTCTCAAGTTTCAGCCCGCCATAGGCAAGTTCCTGGATTCGGTAGGCCAACCTGCTCTCCAGGTAGCGGCGGTTGAACGGTGGCGGCTCGCTGTCGAACAGCTCGCGCCACTGCTGCTTCAGCGCCGGCGTCGGCGTCGTCTTCAGCGCCGCCAGGCGCGCAGGAATCAGATCGTGTGTCGTCATGCAGGTCTCCGGTGAGTCGGGGTTGCATGACGGCATGCGCTAGCCGGAGAGTGTAGGCGAATTTCTCCAGTGGCGTCAGAAGGTTCTCCGCACCCGCGCCGGCGCAACCGGACCAGCCCGAGTGCCAGCAGGCCGCACAGCTCGGCCCGCCGCTTGGCGGGCGTCATCAGATGGGGCGGCAGGGGATTGGGGCGTTTCATGCAGGGCGTGTCCGGGAGGTGTCGCCCTTCCTCTACTCACCGCCCGTCCGAACCGTCCCATCGCGGACGATCCGGCGCGAACGACCCGTCGGAGGACTCGACTCCCGGTTGCGCGATCGGCTAGAACATAATTGGAACAAATGTGGCGCTTGCCCAGAGGACGGTGGGGCCGCTTCCTCCGGTCCCCCGAGCGCGATCTGCCCGCAAGCCCGGATCGGATCGATGGACAGCGGTCATGTGCCCGGTCGGTTGCGAGCGTTTCGAACCGGAAGGAGCATGCATGACCAGGAGGATCAGGAACTTCATAGACCGCGCCTTTTCCCGGACGGTGGATATCGAGCTGCTGCGCCGGTTGCTCGATCCCTACCTTTCGCAGATCGGCCTCGACTGGGACGGTCTGCCGGAAGACGAGACCGAGCGACGCAGGCGGCTCTTCGATCTCTTCGCCCGCGCCGACCGCCGGTTTCCGGCAAGGCTGCAGTTCGCGCTCTACAACATCTCGACGCTCGCCACCGAGGCCGGGGCCCGGATCCTGCAGGAGATCGCCGCCGAGGCGGGTGTCGACCTGCTGGCGGGCCTCCGCCGCGGGGGCGAGACGGACGACCGAAGGTTCACGCCGCGGTTCATCGCGCTTGCCGCGTTTCTCGATCATCGTCCGATCTTCGATCGCGCGCTCGGGGCCGCAGCGTTCCTCGCCCACGCGTCCAAGCTGGAACGCGACGCCGAACGCGCGGACGCAGAGCTCCGCCACGACGATCCGGGGGTGCAGGCGGCCTTCGCGGAGGCCGTCCGGGCCTGGTTCTCGGGCCGCTACGACGGACATTTCTGCGAGGTCCACTGGTTCGACGAGGACGACCTGCTGCGCATCCTGGTGTTGCACGGGACGAAGGCAGAGACGAAGAACGTTGACCGGGACGGGGCCGAGGACACTGTCAAGTTCCGCGAGATCGTGCAATCCACCCTCGAATACGACCGGCGGCGCGGGGCGATCGCGGTGGGCTCGAAATCCGCTCCGGACGCGAAGAAGCTCGCCCGCATCTTCGGCGAGCATGTCCTGGGAGACGCCGAGATCTTCGAGGCCTCGGCGGCGGAAGAGCTTTACAGCCTCGCCCCGCTGCAGGCCGCCGGGGCGCCCTTCGCGTTCCGCCCCGATCCCGAGGGCGACATCACCCATGTGGCGCTGCGCGAGATCCGCATCGACGAGACCGCGCGGACCGCTGCCGGGCGACTGCGCCGCTCGCCTTGGACGATGACGCTGCGGGACACACAGGATGCCATCGCGCGGCTTGCCCGCGTGGCCCCGGAAATCGACATCGCGGAGGTGCGGATCGTCCACGCGAAGATCGACGTGACGATCGAGGTGGACGGCAGCGAGACCGTCGTCCCGGTGACCATCCGGCCGCCCCGGACGCTCTCGATGCGGGATCACTCCCACGAGCGCCCGATCCTCGAGATGCTGGAAGACCATGACATCCGCAGACGCCGCCCGTCTCGCCGCACTGCTGCTGCAGCTGAGTGACCGGCACCCGATCCCTGCCGTGGCCGGCTCGGACCTCGACGGGGTCGAGCCGCGGTTGCTGCGCTCGCTGCGCGCGCGCGGGATACTGATCGAGCGCGCCGACCTGCGTGATGCGGGCGATACCGTCATCATCGCCGACGGCAGCGGCGGGCTCGTCGAAGTCGATCCCGAAACGGGAGAGGTCGTCCGGATCGACGACCCGCAGTCCGTCCGGCACCACGACATCGATTTCGCGGCGCTCTGCCGCGAGATCCGGAAGCAATCCGGCCTGACGGGCCCCGGCCCCGTCGAGATCGCGGCGCGGATCTGGCGGCTCGGGCGCCATGCCGCCGGGGCTCGCACCGCAGAGGTGTGCCTCCTGCGCGGGCTGCGACCCCATCGGGTGCAGGAGGCCCTGGATCGCATCCGGGGCGCCATCGCAGCCGAAATCCCGGTGGTCCTCGTGTCCCTTTCGGCCTGCGATCTGCCGCCCTCCGCCCTGCGCCAGATCGAGGGAGCACGCGCCGTGCTCGCGCAGGCGCAGACGCTTCTTGCCCACGACCCTGACCGGCCCTTCGCTATGGCGTTCGGGCAGGTGCGCCTTCCGGCACCGAGGGGCGGCCCCGAGGCGCGCTTGCGCATCGACCGGACAGGGCGGCGCGCGCTGTTCGACGGGGCGGAGCTCGCCATCGAGCACCGGGACTTCGGGGCCTTCGTCCTTCTCGCCGAGGAAGCGGCCGATACGGGAGGTTTCGTCTCGAACGACCGCATCGCCGCCGCGCTGAAGGCGGCCACCGGGCACGACAGCAATCCCGAACAGGTCGACCGCTGCGTGCATCGGTTGCGGAACGCCCTCCGCAACCATGCCGGGCCCCGCGACGTCCCGAAGGACGGCTTCATCGAGCGCCGTTCCCGCATCGGCGCCCGGCTGAGATTGCCGGCCGAGGCCATCGGCTTCCTCGACTGAGGGGCAAGGCCGGGGCGGGAGGTTTTCGGGAGGTTTTCGGGAGGAACCCGAGAGATAAGGGATTTCGGCATGTTGCACGGTCGGGTCGTGAACGGAAACGACCAGGACCTTCGACATGCACCCTCCGATCTCCCCTTCCGACCTTGCCACGCTTCTCGACGAGGCCGATCTCGCGGCGCGGCGCCTGCACCGCAGGCTCGCGCTCCCCGAAGCCGATCTCGACGATCTCCGCCAGGACCTTCTGGTCGATCTGATCTGCCGTCTGCCGGGGTTCGATGCGCGCCGCGGCAGCATCGGCGCCTTCGCCGGGCTCGTCCTGCGCAATCAGGCGTCGCGCATCGCGATCCGGCACCACCGCCAGCGCCGGGCTCAGGGCGGCAGCGTGCTGTCCCTCGACGCGCCCGTTGCCGGCAGCGCCGAGCCGCTGGGGTGCCTGCTGGCCGAGGCGGACGGGCTCGCCGCCTGGCAGGGGCAGGACCGCTGCCCCATCGCGGAGGCCGAGCTGCGCCACGATCTCGCCCGCGCGCTCGCCGACCTCGGGCCGGCCGACCGCAGCCTCTGCGCGCGCCTCGGCACCTGCGCTGTCGCCGACCTGATCGGCCGCGACGGCATCTCCCGCTCCGCCCTCTACCGCCGCCTCGCACGCCTCCGGCTCGAGCTCGCCATGCGCGGGCTCGGGGGGCGGTGGGACGCCTCGCGAGCCGCGTGAGTAGAGGCAGGACATGGAGATGCTCGTCATGCCCCCAACCGCCTTCGCCCCGGCTCGGCCGCGACCGCTGACCGATATCGAGTTCTGTGCCTGGGTCGGCCAGGCGCTGCCCGGCGACCGGCTGGAATACCACCGCGGCTTCCTCGGGATCGACAGCGCGCCGGTCGTCTCGACCCTGCCCGAGCCCGACCGCCGCCGGCTCGCCGCGCTCGGCGATGCCGCCTTCCGCGCCTTCGAGGCCGGCCTCGTCCATCTCGCGCAGCTGCGCCTCGGCCCCGACCGCTTCGCCTATCTCGCCATCGCCCGGGGTCGACCGCGCAACACGCCCGTGCCCTTCGCCCGCCTCCTCGCCGAGGCCGCCTGATGGCCGTTCCGTTCCCCTCCACCGGAGTTCCCGACATGCCGCATCCCGACAACGCCCCGCAATTCGACGACCTCGATCGTCTCGCCCTCGGCGATATCGCGGCGCTGCCCGCCGCCCTGTTGCTGGACCTGCAGACGGCCGCGCTTGCCGAGACCGCCCGTGTGAAGCGGCTGCGGGACCGGCTCGAGGCAGCCATCGCGCAGCGCTATGAGGCCGCCGCCGCGGAGGAACGTGCCGCCCAGGGCAAGACCAGCGGCACGGTGCGGATCGAGGACGAGGGCGTCGTGATCGTCGCGGAGCTGCCGAAAAAGATCACATGGCATCAGGACCGGCTTGCCGCCATGGCAGAGCGCATCCGCGCCGCCGGCGACGATCCGACCGAGTATCTCGAGATCGCTTACCGCGTGCCCGAGCGTCGCTATGGCACCTGGCCCGCCGCGATGCGCGAGGGCTTCGCGGAGGCCCGCAGCGAGACCACCGGCAAACCCGTCTTCCGGCTCGAGGCTCGAGACCGGTGACGCGCGGCGGCGGGACGCCCGGTCGGCAACGCCGGGCAGGTTCCCCTTCGGCACCCGGTCACCCCCGCCGCCGCGCACCCTGAACACGAACCCCGGAGAACCCCATGGCCTTCCGCATCATCACCGCCGACGAACGGCTCTCGGCCGCCGAGAACAAGACCTCGATGGCCATCTTCGGCCCGCCCGGCGTCGGCAAGACGACGCTCCTGAAGACGCTGCCCGCCGAGGAGACCGTCTGCCTCGATCTCGAGGCCGGCATGAAGTCGGTGCAGGACTGGCGCGGGGACTCGATCCCGGTGCGCAGCTTCACCGATTTCCGCGACCTCGTCGTGCTGATCGGCGGGCACGACCCCGCGCAGCATCCGAAGTCCTGGTACGGCGCCGAGTATCACGCCTGGCTGCAGCAGCAGTATCTCGGCACGGGCATCGAGGACTTCCTCGCCCGCAAGCGGATCGTCTTCGTCGACTCGATCACCGACCTGACGCGTCAGGCCATGGCCTATGCCCGCCAGCAGCCGGAGGCCTTTTCCGAGCGGACCGGGAAGCCCGATGTCCGTGGCGCCTACGGGCTCCTGGGCCGCGAGGTGATCCAGGCGCTGAAGCACCTCCAGCACGCCCGCGGCAAGACGGTGATCTTTGTTGGCGTGCTCGAGAAGGTGACCGACGAGTTCGGCGCGACGACATGGCAGCCGCAGATGGAGGGCACGAAGGCCGGGCGCGAATTGCCGGGCATCGTCGATCAGGTCGTCTCCATGCAGCTCTTCGGCCGCGACGCCAAGGGCGACTGGACCCTCGACGAGACCTCCGCCGAGCGCCGCCTCGTCTGCCGCTCCGGCAACCCCTGGGGCCTTCCCGCCAAGGACCGCTCCGGCCGCCTCGATGTGACCGAGCCGCCCGATCTCGGCGCGCTGATCGCGAAGATCGACGGCCGCGCACCTGCCCACTCCGCAAATCCCTCCTGATCCAGACGCAAAGGACAGATCCATGAGCTACGATCTCAATGATGCCCAGCCGCAGATGGCCCCCATCGGCGAGCTGATCCCCGACGGCACCTTCGCCAAGGTCCGCCTGACCGTGCGCCCCGGCGGCGTGGACGGCGCCACGCCGATGGACGCCAGGCTCCTGAAAGCCTCGCAGTCGAGCGACGCGAAGATGCTGGACTGCGAGTTCACCATCCTCGAGGGGCCGCATGCCCGGCGGAAGTTCTGGCAGAGCTTCACCGTGGCGGGCGGCAAGGTCGACGAGAAGGGCCAGTCGATCGGCTGGAAGATCTCGAAATCCACCTTTCGGGCGATGGTCGACAGCGCTCTCGGGCTCGATCCCAGGGACGAGAGCCCCGACGCCAAGGCCAAGCGGGTGCTGCCCGGGCTCAAGCATCTCGACGGCATCGTCTTCGCCGCGCGGATCATGGTGGAGCCCGCCTCCAACCCCCAATACCGCGACCAGAACCGCATCGCGAACGTCGTTCTGCCCGACGAGCCGCAGCACGGCCCGATCATGCGCGGCGAAACCGTGCCGCCGGAGCCCGTCAAGGCCCCGCCGCGCAAAGCCGCGAGCACGACGCCGCCGGCCTGGCAGGCGCCCGCGCCGGCCTGGGGGGCGCAACCGCAAGCCCCGGCGGCGGCTCCGGGCTGGGGCGCACAGGCCCCCGCGCCGCAGCCCACGCAGCAGTCGCCCGCATCCCAGCCGTCCGCGCCGGGCGGAGCGCCGGCGACCGGCATGCCCGCCTGGCTCAATGGGTGAAGCGCGGTCGGCAGCACGGCGGCGGAGGTCAAACCGGCCTTCGCCTCTGCCCAAGGCCCGGCGCGATCCTGCCGGGACGATGACCCCGGATGAATGGCAGGCGCATGTGACGCGCGCGGCGGCGCTGGAAATCGGACGATGGCTCGAAGCCCGAGGAAACCTGCATCAGCCCATCGCAAGCCTGCGGCTCGGCGATCTCGAGGCCATGGCCAGCAACGCGATCTCCCGCTGGATCGTGCTGCAGTCCGAAAAGCTCCAGAGGACGGGCTGGCCGCCCGGGGACCCGATCGGGAGCTTCTTGCTTGGGTGAGCGGCGTCCCGGAAACGCTCCGGTGGAGCGTTTCAGCCGCGAACGGGCGGAGCCCCGGGAACGCGCTCTGCGCCGTCTGCGCCCGCGAGGCGCGCGGCTTCGGCTACTGCCACGGCCTCCAGTGGGGTCGCCACCCATACCACCGCTTCTGCTCGCGCCGCTGTCAGGACGCGGGCAGCGCCATCGCCAGAAGGAATAACGGCATGATCGACAAGACCGCGCGCGAGGCGCAGGCGATCCGCGACGCGCGGACGCTCTTCGCCGAAGCGCTCACCGACCTCGGGCTTATGGAGCCCTTCTTCCACCGCAGCGCCGAGGACATCGACCGCCTGATCGAGGCGGCGGTCACCGGCTACATCGACAGCATGCAGGAGCAGGCCGCGCGCAAGGAGCGCACCGGCACGGTCCTCGACGACCCTCTGCCATTCTGAGGGGGCGTCATGGTTGACCTCAATGAGAATGGCGTCGCGCCCGACTTTGCACGCACCAAAGTCTGCGGAACCTGCCGCACGAGAAAATGGCTGCTGGCGTTCTACCGCCGGAAGCTCTGCAAGTCTGACGGTCGCGCGGCCGCCTGCAAGGACTGCCACCGCGAGTACAGTCGCGGGTACGTTCGTCGGCACAGGGACCGGGCCGCACATGCCGAGCATCAACGTGATTGGCGGGTCCGCAACCGGGATCGCGACAGAGCCCACGCGGCTGTGAAGCGCGCGATAAAGGCCGGTCGTGTCCTCCGACCGAAGGCCTGCTCCGACTGCGGCTGCGAAACCAGACTCGAAGCGCATCACGAAGACTACGGCCGTCCCCTCGACGTGATCTGGCTTTGCTCGGTCTGTCACGGGCGCCGCCACCGCAACGGTAGCCGGGGGCGAAAGGCATGAACATGGTCGATCTCAACAAGGGCTCGGGCTGCCTCTACGGCGCCGGCGCACCACGCCCGCCCATTGCCGAAGCCGTCTCATCCGCCATCGACACGGCGCTGTCCGCGCGCCACCGCGCAGAGCGTCCGCGGACCTATGTCAGCTCCTCGGGTCTCGGCCGCGACTGCCTGCGCCAGATCCAGTACGACTTCCTCGCGGTGCCCAAGGACGAGGGCCAGGAGTTCGCGCCGCGCACGCTGCGTATCTTCGAGGCGGGCCACCGGGCCGAGGACATCGTCGCCGGCTGGTTCCGGATCGCCGGCTTCGACCTGCGGACCGAGCGGCCCGATGGTCGCCAGTTCGCCTTCGAGGCCCTCGGCGGGCGCTTCAAGGGCCATATCGACGGCTGCCTCGTCTCGGGCCCCGTCGCGATGCACTATCCCGCGCTCTGGGAGAACAAGGCGCTCGGCACGGCCAGCTGGAAGGACGTGGTCAAGCGCGGCGTCAGCCTCGCGCGCCCCGTCTACGCCGCCCAGATCGCCCTCTATCAGGCCTACATGGAGCTGCCCGCTCCAGCGCTCTTCACCGCGCTCAATCGCGACACGATGGAGCTGCACGCCGAGCTCGTGCCGTTCGACGCGCACCTCGCGCAGGAAATGTCGGACCGCGCCGTCGCCGTGGTGCGAGCTTCCGAGGCTGCAGAATGGCTGCCGCGCGCGGCGGCCGAGCCCACGGCGGTTCTGTGCCGCGGCGGCATGGCGGCCGGCAAGTGGCACGCCCCCTGTGCCTGGGCGAAACGGTGCTGGGGTGAGCGGCGATGATCCCCGATGCGTATGAGCTCAAACGGATCGTGCGCGCGCATCGCGAGCGGTTCTGGATGCCCGATCTGCTCGACGGGTTCGAGTTTGCGCCTGTCTGGCGCTTTGCCGATCAGGAGCGGTTCGACTCCGACGAGGTCGATGCGCTGGCTCGTCGCCTGGCGGCCGGTCCCCAGCGCCTCCCGCACCCCGATACGATCTTCGAGCTGCGCGATCGTGGACCACAGATCCGCAGCCAGATCGTGTACGCGAGGCAGCGCCCTGACGGCATAGAGGCTCTCTGGCTTTCCCTTTGGCGCTCCCCGCGGCGATGGACGGACGTCCATGCCTACGTGTGGATCGCGGACGGCGGTGTCGCCGAGTTCGCCGCCAATCCGGCGCTTGAAGACGTGGAGATGGCGGAGCAGTGCGGTCAAGCTGCGGCTGCCATCGTTTGGCGCGGCCTCGCGATACTCTCTCAGGCTGCGGACGTCCGGGAGCGCCGCGTGCCCTCGACACGGCGCAAGCCTTTCGCGCGCGCCGGGGTCCAGGGATGGGTCTGGCGCCAGGTCGCCATCGACCCGGCGCGACTGCGGGCAGCGACGCCGCCGCAGGGTGGCAGTCACGCCAGCCCGCGCTGGCACATCCGCCGCGGTCACTGGCGGCAACTCGCCGACGGTCGCCGGGTCTTCGTCCGTCAATGCGAGGTGGGCGATCCAACCCGCGGCGGGATCGTCAAGGATTACGCAGTGGAGATGCCCCATTCATGACCGAGTTCACCCCATCCGCCACGCAGGCCGCCGCGATCCGCGAGATCAAGGAGTGGTTCGAGACCCGAACCGAGCAGCAGCAGGTGTTCCGCCTCTTCGGCTATGCCGGGTCCGGCAAGAGCACCGTGCTGAAGTTCGCGCTCGAGGAGCTCGGCCTCTCGCCCCACCGCAGCGCGAAGGACGGCCGCTGCGTGCCCGGCGTCGTGACCGCCACCTTCACCGGCAAGGCCGCGCTGGTGCTGACCCGCAAGGGCACGCCGGCGCGCACCATCCACAGCCTGATCTACTCGGTGATCGAGTCCACCGAGGAGGAGATCGAGGAAGCCGCCCGCAAGATCGCGCTGGCCGAACGCGACGCGCTCCGTCTCACCGGGTTCGCGCGCACCACGGCCGACGCCGCGATCGAGGCGATGCGCCAGGGGCTTTCGGCGATGAAGCACCCGCGCTTCGCCCTGAACCCGCAGAGCGACGCGGCCGACGCCCGGCTCATCGTGCTCGACGAGGTGTCGATGGTCGGCGAGGAGATGGCGCGCGACCTGATGAGCTTCGGCAAGCCGATCCTCGTGCTCGGCGATCCCGGCCAGCTGCCGCCGATCCGCGGCGAAGGCGCCTTCACCCGAGACGAGCCGGACGTGATGCTGACCGAGATCCACCGCCAGGCGGCCGAGAGCGCGATCATCCGCCTCGCCACCATGGCGCGGGAGGGTCGGCCCATCGGCTTCGGCGTCTACGACGATCATGTCGCGAAGCTCCGCAAGGGCGACATCACGCCGGAACAGGCGCTGCGCGGCGGCCAACTGATCTGCGGGCTGAACGCCACGCGTCTGCAGATCAACAACGCCATGCGCGCGGCCGCGGGGCTCGGCGGGACCTGGCTGCCCACGGGACCGGCCGAGAAGATCATCTGCCTGAAGAACCAGAACGATCTGGGGCTGATCAACGGGATGTTCGTGACGCTCGAGGACATCGTCGACGAGGGCAGCCTCTACTTCTCCGCCGTCGTCCATGACGAGGACGGGCGCCGCATCGGCGAGCCCTATGAGGACGGGCGTCCGGGCCGGCTGCGCATCTACAAGGGGCATTTCGAGGACCATGTCGCCTACGACGACAAGCGCCACGACCGCGACTACAAGGAGAAGCGCCTGCTGACCGAGGCGACCTTCGGCTGGGCGATCACCGCGCACAAGGCGCAGGGGTCGCAGTGGGAGAACGTGATCGTCTGGGACGACGGGCTGGGCCGCACCGAGATCGACCGGCGCCGCTGGCTCTACACCGCGATCACCCGCGCCGAGCGCGGGCTCGTCCTGCTGGCCTGAGGGGCGCGATGATCGACCTCAACGACATCGCGGTCGCGAAGACCCGGCACGATCTCGCGGCGGTGAAGGAGCGGCTGGCCTGCACGGCCGCCGACTGGCTGCCGGGGCTCTTCCCCGAGGCCCGGCTGGCGCGGGACCGTCGTTCCTTGCGCTGCGCCGATCTCTCCGGGCGCCGGCCGCGCAAGGAGGGCTCCTGCACCATCCATCTCGACGGGCCCTATGCCGGCTGGGGCTTCGACTACGCCACCGGCGAGCGGGCCGGTCCCATCGACCTGATCGCCCAGGCGACCGGCCTCTGCGATGGCGCGCTCTTCGATGAGGCGGCGCGGCTTGCGGGGATGGACTTTCCGGCGCCGCGGACAGCGCCGGCGGCGCCCTTGCGCGCGCGCCCGGATCATTCTTCCGAGATCGCACGTCTCGTCGACGGGGCCGTTCCACTCGCGGGCACGCTGGGCGAGACTTATCTGCGCGCGCGCGGGCTGTCGGATCCCGGATCGCCCGACCTTCTATTCCATCCCGACTTGCCGGACTTCGACAGCTGCCGCGGCTGGCCCGGCCTGATCGCGATCCTGCGGCTGCCGGGCGGGGAGCGCGCGCCGGGTATCCATCGCACGTTCCTGCTCGACGACGGGAGCGCCAAGGCGCCTCCGGGCAAGAAGATGCTTGGCAGCGTGAAGGACGCGGTGGTCCGGCTCTTCCCGATGCCGGAGGACGGACACATCGGCATCGCGGAGGGGATCGAGACGGCGCTCGCCGCCCACGCGCTCTTCGGCACGCCGGTCTGGGCGGCGCTGTCGGCCGACGGTCTGGCGCGGTTCCAGTGGCCCGAGGACACCCGGCGCATCACCATCTACGCCGATGCCGGGGACGCCGGGCGCCAGGCGGCTGCGACGCTCTCGGACCGTCTGAACCGGGCCGACATCCCGAACGAGATCGTCGCGCCGCTGCATGGCGACGACTTCAACGACGATCTGCTGCGCGGGGCCCGCGCCGAGGATTACGCGCGCGGGACAGATGCCGCAGCCGAGCCGCAGACCGAAGATCCGGTCGACGCCGAGACGGCCACCCCCGTTGTCGCCTCCGCCGACGATCCCGCCACCTTGATCGCCGCGGCCGAGGCGTTGACCAACCCGCCCGAGTTCGAAGCGCTGTCCACGCTGCTCGGGCGCATCGCGCTGGCGAAGCTAGACCCGCTGCCCGAGCGGCAGGTCATCGCGCGGATCAAGTCCGCGACCGGGATCGGCATGTCAGTGCTGACCCAGCAGTTGGCCGAGCTTCGTCGCCGTGTGAACGCCACCGGCGATCCGCACGCGCCGATCCCGAAGCCCGCCTGGTTCAGGCGCCTGCGGCTCGACCTCGCCGGCGCGCCCGAGCGCAACGAGGCCAACGTCATCGTCGCCCTGACCTCCGATCCGGCCTTCGCCGGGGTTCTCGCCTTCGACGAGTTCGGGCAGGAGATCGTGGTGCGCCAGCCGCTGCCGTGGGACGCCGGAATCGCCTCCCTCCCGCGCCCCTGGGAGGACGCCGACGACATCCGCACCGCCGAATGGCTGCAGCTGCGCGGCATCAACGTGGCGCCGGTGGTCGTGAGCCGCGCCGTCGGCGCTGTCGCCCGCGAGCAGAGCATCCATCCCGTCCGCGACTGGCTCGACACCCTGACCTGGGACGGCACGCCCCGGATCGAGACCTGGACCAGTGCCTACCTCGGCGCCGAGCCCACGGCCTACAATCACACCATCGGCGCGCTCTGGCTGATCTCGGCCGTCGCCCGCATCTATCGCCCCGGCGTGAAGGCCGACCACATGCTGATCCTCGAGGGACCGCAGGGCGCGCGAAAGTCCACCGCGATCAAGGTGCTCGCCGGCGAGGAATGGTTCACCGACGAGCTCCCGGAACTCGGCTCGAAGGACGCGGCTTTGCACATGCAAGGCGTCTGGATCGTCGAGATCGCCGAACTCGACGCCATCGGCCGCGCCGAGGTCTCGCGCATCAAGGCGTTCCTGACCCGCACCACCGACCGCTTCCGCCCGCCTTACGGTCGCTACACCGTCGAGGTTCCGCGCCAGTGCGTCTTCGCCGGCACCGTGAACCCCGACACCTATCTGCGCGACGAGACCGGCAACCGGCGCTTCTGGCCGCTCCGCTGCGGCGCCATCGACATCGCGGCGCTCGCCCGCGACCGGGACCAGATCTGGGCCGAGGCCGTCCACCGCTTCCGCGCCGGCGCGATCTGGTGGATCGACGACCCGGCGCTGCTGGCGGAAGCCCGCGAGGAACAGGACCGCCGCTACCAGTCCGATGCCTGGGATGCGCTCATCGACCGCTGGCTGACCCACGAGAAGCGCCAGGTCAATCGCGGCCATGGCGGCTTCGACGACTGGCAGGAAGAGGAGTTCGAGCGCCCGGAGCCGCTGCGCGACGTGTCGGTCGGCGAGATCCTCGAGCAGGCCATCGGGCTCGAACCTGCGAAATGGACCAAGGGCGATCAGATGCGCGTCGGCGCCTGGCTCAAGTCCCGCGACTGGGAAAGGTATCGAAGCGGCTCCTGCCAAACCCGCGAATGGCGCTACCGCAAGCGAAAGCCCGGCGGCTGAGCCCGCAAGACCTCAGGCCGCTCTTGAGGGGCATTCGCGCATGCGGGTGCCCCTGTTGCTTTCAATCCCGTTCCACTTCGCGCCCTGTCCCACCTCAGCCCTCAAGTGGGACAGAAAAAATCGTTCTGAATCAATCGTGTCCCACTTGTCCCACCTGACCCCCCAACTTTCTTCCTTTTCCTATAGGACGTATATGTCCCTCTCTCCTTATCCTTCCTCATGCGTCGTAAGGAAAATTGGTGGGACAAGTGGGACAGGTGGGACACACATTGATTTCAAAGGATAATTTGGCGTCCCACTTCATGCCCGAAGTGGGACGCGATGTCGCGAGGTGGGACATCGGGCAGGCTTGATCGATTTCCCTTGAGCGGCATCGGCTCAGATGGTTCTGTGTCCTGGACCGAAGCCGAAGGCCCACAGCTTGTGAGCCTTCACGATGAACACACCGATCCCCGCGCAGGACGTCCGCCCGGAACCGGGCGCGATCGACCGGTCCTGCATCCTCGCCCTCGATCTCGGCACCACGACCGGCTGGGCGCCTGGCGAACCGACAACAACGGCTGACGCAGTCGAATGGCGGATCATCCCCGATTGGCCCGCATACGAGGTGTCATCCGAAGGACGGGTTCGCAGGATGCGTCAGTCCAAGGGCGCGAAAGCGGGCCGCATCCTCCGCCCTTCGCTGAACATGAAGACCGGGTATGTCTCGGTCTGCCTTTGCGAGCGTCCGAGATCGAAGCGCATCGACGTTCACCGTCTCGTTGCCCTGACATTTCTCGGCCGCCCGCCCTCCGCGCATCATCTTGTCGCGCACAATGATGGCGATCGGACCAACAACGCCGTTGGCAATCTGCGATGGGCAACGCAGGCCGAGAACCTTGCCGACTGCACGTTGCACGGCACCGCCTTGAAGGGCTCGAGGAACCCCGCGTCGGTCATCACAGAGATCGACGTTCGCGCAATCCGTCGAATGAAGATCGCCGGAATTCCACGACCGGTGATCGCCGAGGGCTACGGTCTCCATAAGCGTTCGGTGTTCAAGATCCTCGCGCGGTCCAGCTGGGAGCGCGTAGGCAGTGTCCCGGGTGGTGGTGTAGGAGGCCGCGCGCGGAGCCCCCGGCGTAGCGCAGCGCGCGGCCGGTGGTTCCGCTGGGCGGCCATCGCCGGTCTTCGGTAGAGGTTCGGGTTGCGAGACCTGGAACCAACACGAGGACGACGATGACCGACGACAGAATGGCGCTGCTGGAGCTTATTGAAAAGCAGGCCGATACGGACCTTGTCCGTGAGATGCTGGCCTTCGCGGCCGACCGGATCATGGAGCTGGAGGTGGAGTTGCGCACCGGCGCCGCCAAGGGTGCGCGCTCACCGCTGCGGGAGGCGCAGCGCAACGGCTACCGGGAGCGGGACTGGGACACGCGGGCGGGCCGGATCGCGCTGGAGATCCCGAAGCTTCGGAAGGGAAGCTACTTGCCCAGCTTCCTTGAGCCGCGCCGGACGGCCGAGAAGGCCCTGGTGGCGGTGATCCAGGAGGCCTATGTCCACGGCGTCTCGACGCGCGCGGTCGATGATCTGGTCAAGGCCATGGGCGCCGGGGGAATGTCGAAGAGCCAGGTCAGCCGGCTCTGCGGCGAGATCGACGAGCGGGTGAACGCCTTCCTGGCCCGGCCGCTCGAGGGCGCATGGCCCTATCTCTGGCTCGACGCGACCTATGTGAAGGTGCGTGAGGGCGGGCGGATCGTCAGCCGCGCCGTGATAATCGCCGTGGCGGTGAACGAGGACGGCAAGCGCGAGGTGCTGGGCGTGGCCACCGGCCCCTCGGAAGCCGAGACGTTCTGGACAGACTTCCTGCGGTCGCTGGCCGACCGTGGCCTGCGCGGGGTGAAACTGGTAATCGCCGACGACCACAAGGGCCTGCGCGCCGCCGCTCGCCGCGTCTTCAACGCAACCCACCAGCGATGCCGCATCCACTGGATGAGGAATGCACTCGCCCATGCTCCGGCGAAGCAGCGCACCGCGGTGGCGGCCATGTTGAAGACGATCTTCGCCCAGGAGACCAAGGCTGACGCCGAGGTGCAATGGGCGGTCGTGGCCGACGCTCTCCGCGAGAAGCAGCCCAGGCTTGCCGCCATGATGGACGCTTCGCGGGACGACGTGCTGGCCTACATGGACTTCCCGCGCGAGCACTGGACCCAGATCGCGTCCACGAATCCCTTGGAGCGCGTAAACCGCGAGATCAAGCGCCGGGCAGATGTCATCGGGATCTTTCCCAACGACGAAGCCATCATCCGACTGGTCGGTGCGCTGATGCTGGAGACCAACGACGAATGGGCCGTCGCCCGCAGATACATGTCGCTTGAAACGCTCGCCCGCGTCACCGAAAATCCCACCGTCAGGCTGCCGGCCGTGGCCGCCTGATCAGGCTCGAACCTCTCCGACGGTCGGCGCTCTTACACCACGCCGTGGGACACTATCGAGCGCGTACGATGAGCATCTTGGCTTTGGACCTTGGTACGCGGACTGGATGGGCGCTTCTAACGCGCGATCGGGCAATCACGAGCGGCGTCGTCAACTTCAGGCAGGACCGGTGGCAGGGCGGCGGTATGCGCTTTCTGCGCTTCCGGGGCTGGCTGGACGAAGTCCATCGACTCTCCGGCGGCTTCGAACAGCTGATCTACGAGCAGGTTCGCCGGCATGCGGGGACGGACGCCTCCCATCTCTACGGAGGCTGGTTGGCAATTCTCGAAGTGTGGTGCGAGCAGAACTCGGTTTCTTATCAAGGCGTTCCGGTCGGCACCATCAAGCGCCATGTCACCGGCAAGGGCAACGCGCCCAAGGAGGCAATGATCGCGGCAGCCCGCGCCCGGGGCTTCAGTCCGGCCGACGACAACGAGGCCGATGCCATCGCGCTGCTGCTCTGGGCCATCGAGACGCAGGGGGGCCTCGCATGACCCGGCCCGCGATCCTCGACCACGCCGCGCAGGTGCTCGAGATGCGCGCCGAGACCTACGGGCCCGCCGACGCCGCGCTGCAGTCCATCGCCGCGCGCTGGTCGCTGACCCTCGGCCGCCCGATGACGCCGACGCAGGTGGTGCTCTGCATGATCGACCTCAAGCTCGTGCGGCTGACCCACGACCCCGGCCACCGCGACAGCCTGATCGACGTCATCGGCTATGCCGCGCTCTTGCCGGAGGTGCAGCGATGAAGGCGATGCGCTGGTATCCGAGAGGCTACGGCGGCTCGCGCCGCGATCCGGACCAGGTGAAGCGCGATGGCTGGCATGACGAGGGTGTGCTCGCCGTCTCCGTCGACGACCACCGCCTGACCTGGCCGGAGCGCGAGCTGGTGCGTCAGCTCGCGGAGAAGCTCTACGGGCCACGTGCGGGCGACCGGGAGGCGGCGAATGGCTGAGTGGACGCCCACCATGGTCGAGGACCGGCTCGAGAGCGCGGCCGACGTGTTCCGGTCGCTGCCCGAGGTGAAGCCGCAGGGCTACTTCAACGCCTGGCCCGAGTACTTCCACAGTTTCGCCGACCAGGTCGGTCAGGAGCCTCGGATGCGTCGACCCAAGCCCGGACCGCGCGACATCACGCAGGCCGAGGACGCCTTGCTCTGGCTACGCTGGCTCGATCCCGCCGACGCGCGCCTGCTCTGGCTCCGGGCGAACCGGAAGCCGTGGAAACCGATCTGCTGGGAACTCGGCATCAGCCGTGCCACCGCGAACCGGCGCTGGCAATACGGGATCGCCGTGATCGTCTGGCGGCTGAATGGGAGGCAGGTGCCGAAGAAGCGGTCGATGGATTTCGTGGTCGGGCGTGCGGGATGAGCGCGCCTTACGTCGCCTCGAACGGGTTCAGCACCTCCACGTCCAGCCCGGCCACGTCCGCCCCGTTGCGCGTGACGAGCGTCAGGCCGTTGGTCTTGGCCGTCGCCGCCAGCAGCGCGTCGACGACCGGCACCGGACGGACCGCGTTCATTCGGCCCCATTCCTCCGCCACGGCCGTGTCGACGGGCAGAACCCGGTCGCCGAAGCCCGCAATCACGTCCCCGAGCCACGCCTCGAGCGCGGCGGCCTTCGTGGGATCGCGGCGGCGCGCCAGTTCCACGCCCTTGCGGATCTCGCCCAGCACCAGCGCGCTGAGCCACAGGTCGTCCTCGGCGACGCCCGACCACCAGGCCGCCACGGCCGGGTCGCAGCGGTCGCCCTTGCGCACTTCAGAGATGATGTTCGTGTCGATCAGGAAGCTCACAGGGAGACGTCGCGCCCGAAATCGCGGGGACGGTCGAGATCGATCCCTTCGAGCGGCGCCGAGGCGAGCAACGCCTTGAGACCGCCGCTGCGGGGCGTGGCGATCCTCTCGCGCAGGATGGCGCGCGTCTCGCTCTCGCGTTCGGGATCGCCGAGAGCGGTGGCGACGTCCCGGACGAGGGCGGCATCCTCCTTGCGGACCTGCACTTCCACGCGCACGAAGCCCTGCCGCTGACGGCGCTTGCGCCACTGGGTGACGGGGGAAGGATCGGTGCTGGCCATGCTGCCCTCCATTTCCGGAAATACTACCGGAAAGATGGGGGCGCGGCAACGGGCTTCAAGATCGCGCTGTCAAGTCACAACGAACCCGCGAGACATTTTCCCGCGAGACACCGGAAGGCGAGACGCCGAAGCCCAGCCACGCTATCAAATCACTAGACTCGGAGTTGTGCGCTCGGGCGAACCGACGCTCATCCCGA